AGGTCGTGCCGCATCATCCACGGCGGCGATGCGGTGATGGAGTGGGAAATCTCCAACGTCGTCGGCGCCCCGGACAAGAAAGACAACGTCTACCCCAACAAGCCGGAGGGGCAGGCACATCTCAAGATCGACAACCCGGTCGCCCTCATGAGTGCGCTGGGCGTCGCCATGGGCGGCACCGAGGCGGAAGAAGAACCGACCTCGCCCTGGGATGACCCCAATTTCAGCATGACCAGCGCAAGCGAGGCCTGATGTCCCCCGACGATTACCTACATCGGTCGGCCGAGACCCGTGCCCGCGCAGCGCGTGCATTGGAAACCCGGTCACTCGAAAGCCCGACCTACAGCCTGGCCGAGAACCCGGAAGCGCTGATGGCGATGCTGGGCGTGCTCGACAGCAAGAGCGCCTTGCCGCCGGTGTCGATCGACGCGGCGCTGGGCGTGCCAGCGGTCATGTGCGCGGTCGGCTTCCTGTCGCGCGCCCTGGCGAGCCTTCCGATCCATGCCTATCGCGGCGGTGAAAGCGCGGCCAAGGTGACGGGCGGTCTGACCGGCCTGTTGAATGACGCCCCCAACGAGGAGACGTCGAGCTTCGAGTGGCGCCGCCACATGTGGCAGCAGGTGTTCACCGGCGGCCGTGGAATGAGCTGGATCGAGCGCGCCGGGACGCGGGCGGTTGCGATCTGGCCGATGGACCCGCGCGAAACATCCATCGCTCGTCGTGATGGCCGCAAGTTCTTCCGGTACGGCGGCCGCGAATATCCGGCCCGGGACGTGATCGACATCTCGTTCATGCCGAAGTCCGACCTGGTCGGGCACTACAGTCCGATCTTCACTGCTCGCAAGGCGATCTCCCTCGCGATCGCCATGAATGATTTCGCCGGCAGCTTCTTCGCCAGCGGCGGGGTACCGCCGATGGCGCTGGAAGGACCACTGCCGCAGGGCGCTGAGGCCTTTAGGCGCGCGCAGGCCGACATCATGCGCGCGATCGAGATGGCGAAGAAGTCGGGCCTACCCTTCTTCGGTATGCCGCCCGGGCACGCGCTCAAGGCCGTTGGCGTCGATCCCGACAAGGGCCAGATGACTGAGGCCCGGCTGTTCCAGATTCAGGAAGTGGCGCGCATCTGGGGTCTGCCCCCGGTGTTCCTGCAGGATCTGTCGAAGGGCACTTTCTCCAATACCGAGCAGCAGGACCTGCAGCTGGTGAAGCACGTCATCGGGCAGTGGGCCAAGGCGTTCGAAGACGAGCTGGATCTGAAGCTGTTCGGTCTGCAGCGCCGTGGCCGCAAGGTGAAGCACAACCTCGACGGCATGCAGCGCGGATCCTTCAAGGACCGTATCGAGGGTATCGCGCGCGCCATCCAGACCGCGCAGATGACGCCGGACGAAGCCAGAGCACTGGAAGACCGGCCGCCAGACCCGACCGGCGCCGGCGCGAAACTCTACATCCAGGGCGCCACCGTGCCGCTGGGGACCTCGCCTTCCATCGGCCACAACGGCGGCCCGGCGCTCAACGACAACCAGGAGAAGGGCGCCGATGACGGCTCCGACGAAACCGACCAGTGACGAGCGCGAGTTCCGCGCGCTCACCGAGGGGCTTGAGATTCGCGCCGCCGGCGCGGCCGAGGGGCAGACGGCCGCCGGCTATGCCGTGCTCTACGACCAGGCGGCGAACGTCTACGACCTGTGGATCGAGACCATTGCGCCGGGTGCCTTCGACAAGTCGCTGCAGGAGCGCGACGTCCTCGCCGTGCATAGTCACGACACCGGCCGCGTGGTTGGCCGGAAGAATGCCGGCACGCTGACCTTACGATCGGACGCGAAGGGCATCGCCTTCGAAAACCCCCTCCCGGATACGACCGACGGCCGCGATCTCGCGGTGCAGATCGACCGTGGTGACATTTCCGGCATGTCGTTCGGCTTTCGGGCCACGAAGCAGGAATGGGATGACGCGGCCGATCCGCCCCGGCGGAGAATACTCGAGGGCGAGCTGTACGAGATCACCTACACGCCCATGCCGGTCTGGAAGCAGACCGAGGTCGGCCTGCGCTCTCTCGAGGGCGCGCGCCAGGAGCGTCGCAGCCACAACCGTGTCGGCGCGACCAGTCGCATCGCCGCGAAGCGCATGAAGCTGGCGCAGTCCGAACGCAGCATCTGAGTTCCCGGCCAAGCCGGAGGTGGCGAAAGCAGCCCGCTTCTCGCCCTGATCGCCCCGCCATTGCGGGGCTTTTTCATTCCAGGAGCATGAGATGACCATTCTCACCCAGTACTACGAGGAGCGGGGCCAGCTCGTCACGGAGGCGCGTGGCCTCCTCGACCAGGTCCAGACTGAAACCGACACCACTCGCGCGGCCGAGCTCGAGCAGCGTCACGACACCGTGATGGGCCGCGTCGATGCGCTCGATGCGCGCATCGCCCGCGAGGAGCGCGCTCTGGCGGCCGAGCGTACCGAGGAAGAGCGCCGCTCGCGCAACCGTCCTCGCGGCCGCGACGTCGAGCATCGCGGCCAGGACGGCGGCGAAGGCGACGAGCCGACGGCCGAGCAGTTGCAGACGGAATATCGCGATGCATTCTTCGCCGTGATGCGCGAGGGCGGCGACGTCGGCGCCGTCAATGCGGAGCAGCGCGACCTCCTCCGCCGGGGCTTCGTCGAGAACCGTGCCCAGACCGCCGGCACCCCGGCGGCGGGCGGCTACACGGTCCCGACTACTCTCGCGAACCGGATCGTCGAGGCAATGCTGGACTGGGGCCCGATGTACGACCCGGGCGTCACCGACGAGATGGTGACCAGCTCAGGCAATCCCTTCGACATCCCGACCAACGACGACACGGCCAACACGTCGGCCGCGCTGGCGGAGGCCGCCGACCTGACCGACGACGGCAGCGGCGACATCGTGTTCGGCGAAGTCAGTCTGAGCGCGTTCGTTCATGCGACGCCCTGGATCAAGATCAGCTTCGAGCTGCTGCAGGACTCGATCTTCAATATCGAGGGCTTTATCGGTGGCAAGCTGGGCGAGCGCCTGGGGCGCGGCGCCAATCGAAAGCTGACCATCGGCACCGGCGCCAACGAGGCGCGCGGCATCGCCGTTGCCGCCGCGTTGGGCAAGACGGCCGCTTCTGCCACCGCGATCGTCGGCGACGAGCTGATCGACCTGCAGCATTCGGTGAACGCTGCCTATCGCCGAAGCCCTAAGTGCCGCTGGATGTTCGCGGACACCACGTTCGGCTCGATCCGAAAGCTCAAGGATGGGCAGGGCAACTACCTGTGGCAGATGGGCGATGTGCGCGTCGGCGCGCCCGATCTGATCCTGGGCAAGCCCTACTCGGTCAACGACGACATGCCCGCGATCGCCACCGGCAACCGAGCCATCCTGTTCGGCGATTTCAGCCGCTACGTCGTCCGCAAGGTCGGCTCGCCGCTGATCGGCACAGTCCGCGAGCGCTTCTGGCCCAAGGTCGGCATGGCCGGGATCATCCGGTACGACGGCGACCTGACCGACGCGGCCGCGATCAAGGCCCTGCGCCTCGCCTGACTTAATCCGGGCGGGTTTCACGCCCCGCCCGGGCTTTTTCCCGATGCCGCGAGCGGCTTCGGGACAAAGCACCCGCAGGAGGTCCAAAATGAAGATCAAGATGACGGCGGGCCTCTCGGGCCCTACGATGTCGCTCGCCCCGGGCGACAGCAGGTTTTTCGAGGATGCGGATGAAGCCCAGCGCCTTATAGACGCCGGCTTCGCCGAACTGGCAACCGATGAAGCCGTCTCGCCAACGTCCGAGACGCTGGCCGAACGTGTCGTCCGCCTCACGGCAGAGTTGAAGGACGCGGAGACGGCGCTGAAAGCCGAGACGGCTGCTGCCAAGCTGGCCAAGCCGGCGGCGCAGACCTGACCAATGTGGTCGAAGCCGGTCATAATCGAGCCGCCGGCGTCTGAGCCGATCACGCTTGCCCAGGCGAAACAGTTTCTCCGCTTGGATGAGGACGAGACCGGCTTCGACGCTGAGCTCGGCGTGCATATCGCCGGTGCGCGTGGCCGCGTTGAATCGATGACTGGTAGCCGCATGGTTCTGCAGACCGTTGATCTTGCCGCCGATGGTTTCCCCGACCTAGAGCGGCTTCCGGTCGGCCCCGTGACCGAGATTGTCGCGGTTGACTACCGCGATCGCACGGGCATCGAACAGACCATTTCGCTGGACGCGCTGGAATTGTTCGGCGCGGGGCTCGAGCAGGGCGTGCGCCTGGTGGCGGGCAACCGCTGGCCGGCAGCCACCAGTGCTAAGGGCGCAGTGCGTGTTCGAGTGATAGTCGGCTACGGGGAGGCCGGCGCCGGCGTGCCAGATGCCGTTCGAACCGCGATGCTGCTCCAGGTCCGTGCCCTGTTCGACGATAGCAGCATCGATCTCGAACCGTGGATCATCAATGACAGGATCTGGCTCTGATGGCTGCCGGCGCGCGGCGCGGCCTTTCCGCCACCGAGCTGGATCACCGCATCTCATTCTGGCGCGGCGCGCCCATCGATGACGGGACCGCTACCATCGATGGCCCACCGGCGGAGATCGGCCGCCGGAGTGCCAAGCGCGTCGACGTGAAGGATGGCGAGCGAATGCGGGCCAACCAGCAGGGTCAGGAGCTCACCACCCGTTGGACCGTGCGATCCGACGCGTTGACGCGATCGATCGCCGGAGGCGACATCATCAAGCACCGCGGTATCACCTACGCTGTTGTCGGTACGAAAGAGGTTTCCGGGCGCTTTATCGGGATCGAGATCACCACGGCCGCCCGTCCGGATGCCCGGGTATGAGGATGAAGGTCCGCATCGAGGGCACCGCCGATATAGCCCGAAAGTTTCGGGCCATGGGAGCAGCACTCCAGCGCGAAGTCCTGATCCCGATCATCGAGGAGCGGTTGCAGCCGATGGCGAGCGACATGCGGGCGCACGCCAAGCGGCGCAGCGGCGAGATGGCTGATAGCGTTACCGTGGGCACTGAGTTGTCGCCGGCGCAAGCCGCTATCAACGAGCCGATCGCGCCGATCGAGGTATATGCCGGCCCGGGGCCACTGCCTCAAGCTATCGCTGAAGAGTTCGGGAACTTTCACCAATCGCCGGCTCCGTTCATCGCGCCGGCTTTCGACGGCCACGTGAAGACCGCAATGCGCGCGATCGGCGAGGACGGCATCACCGCGATCCTCAATGCGGCGAAGAAGGGCTGATCGATGGACGAGGCCCTTCGCGATCTCCTGCTGCAACACGCGCCGATCGGCGCAACGGTCGCGCGGCGGGTCGACTGGGGCGTCAGGCCGCAGAGCGACGGACTGCCGGCGATCGTGCTCGAGCGCACCTCAGGCATTCCGCAGATGAATTTGAGCGGCAGCGCCGGATGGAGCCGCGATCGGATCCAGATCGAATGCTGGGGCCGGACCTACAAAGCCGCGAAAGACCTGGCGCTGATCATCGGCGGCGATGACGGCCTTCTGGTCGGATATCGGGGCGACCACCTTGGCGTCCGGCTGCGCACGATCGTGCTCGGCCGGCGCTCCGACAAGGATACCGACAGCGTCGGCGTCGTTCACCGCACCAGCCTGGACGTGCTCGTCTGGAACATCCCGCTCAGCTGATCCGGCTGGCGCCCACGCGATCGCTGCCGGCGGCGCGTACCACCATCGAGCTCGGGCAGGCCGAGCCGGTCGCCGGCAGCGCCGGCGCAACCAGCATCCAAGAATCACAACCCGGGCGGTCTCCGCCCACGACAGGAGCCACTCATGGCAGAAACCAACGCGGCGACCGACATCGGTCTGCTGACCACCTTCGGCAAAGTCGTCGGCTCGGTATACACTCCGTTCGCCGAGATGACCGAACTCAACCCGCCCGAGACTTCCCGCGACAGCGTCGAGTTCACACACTTCGCCAGCCCGGACGGCTACCGCGAGTTCAAGCCCGGCCTCTCGGACGGAGGCGAGGTCGGCCTGACTTACAACCTGGTCGCCGGCCTCTTCGATGACGCCGCGATCCACGCCCACCTCGCGGACCGCACCGTCGATGCTTGGCGCATCGTCTATCCGAATGGCGCCCAGCTCAACTTCAAGGGCTTCGCCACCGCACATGGGCACGCCACGCCCATGGAAGACCGCATGACCGGCTCGGCGACCTGGAAGGTCACGGGCAAGCCTGTCCTGACGCAGGCCGCCTGATCATGACGAAGATCATCAACGGGAACCCGCATCGCGGCCACCTTGGCTTCGAGGTCGAGGGCAAGCAGTGGGTGTTCGCCTTCAGCACGAACGCTCTGTGTGCGCTGGAAGAAGAATTCGGCCTGACCGATATCAGCGAGCTGGAAAAGGTGCTCGGCGGCTCGCCGTCGCTCCGTACCATCCGCAAGCTGTTCCGCATCGGTTTGACCGAGTGCCATCCGAATATGACCGACTTCGAAGGCGGCCAGATCATGGACGCAGTCGGCGGCTTGGAACCGTCCCTCGAGCTGGTCATGCTCGCCATCGAGAACGCATTCCCGGAGGCGGCCAAGAACGGCAAAACGGGCCCTCTGACGCCGGCGCCGAAAGCGTCGACCGCCCGTGGGACTGGGCGGCGCTCCACATCGCGTGGTGCGAAGGCGGGCTGAACCCCGACCAATACTGGAAACAAACTCCTCGAGAGCTCGCA